CCCACACGATGGTTGCTGACGGCTGTCCGGCCTCAGCGCTGACACCAACGCTCGCCGGGCAGTTGATGAAACCGAGCGGCTCGCCGACGCCCGAGCCGGTCATGAACGCAATGTCCTCGAACCAGGCGATGGCGCGCGGGAAGATCGTGTCGAAGAAGGAACCGAAGGCCGGAGCATCGGCTAGCAGCTCATTCGGCACTTCCGCGTAGCCGGTCAGCTTCTTGGCGTCGAGCACCACGCGCCCAAAGCTCGCCTGCGATTCTACAAGCTGCGCTGCTTCTTCGGTCCAGTAGCAAACGACCCCACCGAACACCGAGGAAACGTTGCTCGTGACGTCGATCATCGGGATCGGCACCCTGAGCGAGTCCATCGGGATGACCTGCGCCCGGCTGCGAACCACCGCGTCCTCCAGGGCAACCTGGAGAATCTCGGAGCGCAGAATCTCCGGGATGAGGAAACCACCGTCGGCCGGAACCTCGCTGCCGAAGGAGTTCTGAATCCGGAGCGCAGCGGAGCGCTTCGCCCCGAGACGGCCACTGTTCTTGAGCGTTTCGTACCTGGGCCAGATGGCCTGGAAGAATTCCGAGGTGGACTCGAACATCAAGTCCTCCCCACCTTCCTTCTTGATCTCACGCTCAAGCCGAGCACCAAAGGAGCCACTGTTGTACGCAGCACCCTTGCCATGGCTGACCTTGCGCATGTCAATCTTCGGATTCTCGTGCGCATTGCTCAGGTTCAGCCGTGCACCACCCATGCCGTTCTCGCGCATGAAGTCGGCCAGGCCGATCTGAACCTGGTCCTGAATCTGCCGCTTCAGGTCGTTGTCCTTGTCGACGATGGCCCGTGCGTAGACCTGGATGAATTCCTTGAACCGTCCAGGTTCGGTCATCATGTTCCGGACATTGCTGGGATCACCCAGGAATTCCTCCAGCTCCTCAGGCCTGGTCGGAATCTGTAGCGTTGGCGCCATTTGTGCTCTCCTCTCAGAGCCTAAGTTGCCTGGCGAAATTCATGATGTCCTCATCGCTGAGGCCGAATGGGTTCCCAGCACTACCACTAGGGTCCCAGTCCGGATTGATCGCACGCATGTGAGCCTCGAGGTGGCTCTGCGCCGCATCTTTGTTGGTAAGGCCCTGGGTCTGGCCGATCCGAGCCAGAGCATTCCGGACGCCTGCCGCATTCGGCGCAGCACCCGGCTTGTAGTGGTGCGGCAATGCCCATGCTGCCTGTGTACTGGTGTCGCCGCCACGCTTACCCGCACAGATAGCCGCATACCAGGCAGTAGGATTGTCGCTGTTCGCACCATCACCCATGGCCTTACCAGCGTCCCAGGGCGAATTGTCCACAGCCGCATTCACGATGTCAATCAGCTCAAACCGCGCGTTCAGCGGCTTACCAGGCACCGACTTCAACTGCCGGCCGCTAGCGTCCCAGTAGTCGTGATCGGTATCGCCTTCGGGCGTGCTGTCATCGTCGCCATCGCCATCAGGGTCCCATGTAGAATGATGGTTGTGGTTGGCGTCGTTGTTGTGGACGTGACTGTGGTTGTGAGTTCCGTCGTCGGCAGCGTCCTGCTGCCCAAAGGCCGGATGATCGTGGGCATGGGTGCCGGTTACCGCACCATGGCCCGTCTGGCCAGGAGGCACCACCGGCATAGATCCCTTGAGCCGGTAGGCACTTTCGAGATCCCACTTGTCCTTGGCAGCAATTGTGACCTGCCGACCAGCGCCCGAGTCGATCGTCCTGTCGGCTAGCCCTACATCAATCGCCTCGGACGAATCGTACCAGGTCTCGGCCTTCATGATGTTGCGCCAGTATTCGAGCGGACGTCCGGTATGGTCGCTGTAGATACTGGCAATGTTGTTGCTCGTCCGGTCAAGCAGCTCGGCTAGGTCGCGCAGGTCTTGCGCGTTGCCGATCGCCATTCCGAATCCGTCGTGCACCATCATCTGAGCATTCCGGGCAATCAGCACCGGGTTGCCGGCCATCGCAATGACGCTAGCGATAGAGGCAGCCAGCCCGTCAATCATGACAGTGACGTCGCTCCGCGCAAGCAATGCGTTGTAGATCGCTATGCCGTCAAAGACCTCTCCGCCTGGAGAATTCAGGTGGACTTCGAGAGGTCCGGGAATGTCAGCCATGTCACGGATGAGGTCTCCAGCCGAAACCCCAAAGTAGCCGATCTCGTCGTAGATGTGCAATTGAGTCGGCCCGTTGACCTGGTTCTTGATCCTGTACCAGTCATTCTTCTGCTGGTGCAGGGCATACATCTTCCTGGTCGTTCGCCAGGGTGTATTCCTACTCACACAATCCCTCCTTTACCGCCCTGCACCGTATGCCCCTGCCCTCCTGAAGAGGACAGGGGCCTTTCGGCTAACTGGTTGGTGCGTTCGCCGTTGACAGGACGAAGTGGTCACCTGCGGTGGCCGCGTCTGTCGAACTGCCGTGCGGGCCAGTATTCACGAGACTCTGGCTGTTGTTCGGGGCGACCAGCGCTCCGGTAGCTGCCGGGCTGATGCCTTCGGATGTAGTGTATGAGGACAGCGGAGCGCTGGACGCGCCAATGCTGGCCTCGGTGTACTCAAATGTCGCGACCGGCTGGCATGCCTGGGTGATGTAGGCAGCAGGCCCGATCAGCGAGGTGGATGCGCAAGGCACCATCGCGGTCTGGTTCTCGTTCACGCCCGCGTCAGCGTGGTTGAAGACCTGTGCTGCAGGAAGGTTCACGATCTTGGTGAACACGCCTGCCGCGTCCCCCGTCGCGCCGGTTGCGTTCAGGTCCTGCGCCGCGTACAGCACCTGGTCACGAGTCAGCGTGATCTTCACCCAATGGCAGGTGAACGTCCGGTAAATCCGTGGTGGCGCTGGGGTTACCGTCGTGGTTGGGGATGGGGTCGCTGTTGGCGCTGTCGTCCCGGTTGGTGTCGGGACTGGTGTCGTCGGTGCCGGAGTCGGCGGTGTCGTCGCCAGCGGTCCGCGCGCCACGCAGACCAGCAGCCACCGAACGCGCGACACCGCTCCGCTGCTGACGCTCAACCAGACCGAGTGTCCATACGGAACCGCCGAAAGACTGCTGCTGATGGACGATGGGCTGGCCAGCACGCCAGCAGTAGGGCAGCCCGGACTGGGCAGCACCCCGCTCGCGTAGTCGACTGCATAGGTCGTGCTCAGGTTCGTGCTCGCCAGGCCGAGTTGCTGCGCCTGGTTCGTCGCGCTCGAACACAACTGCACACCCTGGGCACCAGTCTTGATCGTCGTACCGTACTGAGTCGGCGTAACGACGGTCTGAACCTGGTTGTACCCGGTTGCGGCGGTCGTGACTGCGTTATAGCCGGCATTGCCATTCGGCGCAACCTCCGGCGTCGGCGAGACAGCAGCATACGCCGCCGTGCCAGCACCGATCAGGCCCAAGCCCAGACCGGCAGCGGCAATGCGAGACCGCAAAGAGAAATGTCGAAGCCTCTTCATATTCCTTCTTCCCTGGGTGTCCGGAACGGCCTTCAGCGAACGCTGCCGCGGCCGTTGCTCTTCACATCCGAGAATCCTGCTCTGATCAGTTCCGCAATGTCCTGGTACCGAATACCCTCCAAATCTGCGCTTGCCTGCGCTTGTGCGGCTCCGGGTGGTGCCGGAGGGGATGGTGCTGGCTGTGGCTCAGATGGCGCCTGCGTGGGTGCGGGCACCGTAGTGGTAGGGTTAGCTGGGGTCTCCGGCTCAGGGCTTGAAGGTGTCCCTGGAGGAAGCGCCACCCACCCCGGAGGCAGCGCAGCAGATTGGGTAGCTAGTTCGGCCAGATCCATATCCGGCAGCCCGACAACTTCCAGTACGTCATGCGGATCGTAACCTGCGCTGACGAGGGTCTTGGCCGCATTGGACTTAGCAATCAGCTCTGCGTTGTCTTCTTCCCGGTTCTCTGGGTTAGGATCATCAAAGTCAAACTCAACCTGCGGGTTAGCACCGAACATCTCAAGGTACTTTGTGTTCAGGATGTTCTGCTGGCGTCGCAGGCGCGGTACCTCGTGCCAGGCAATGTGGACCTCTTGCGCTGTTTGCGCATTGGCCCGGTTGACATCGGTACTGTCGCCGAGCATCGACTGGTGAATCCGGTAAGCCTGCCGGATCATGTCGCTCGTCACCTTGCGCAGCTCCGGGAACTGCATATCCTGCATGCTGTAGGTGTTTGGGCTCCAGGTTGCCCCCTGCTCCAGGACCCCAACACGGTGCCCACGTGCAACACCCTGGTGCTGCTCACGCCAGCGGTCTGTGAACTCAGTGAACTCTTCATCGCTCAGCCGCTTGCTGAATGTCACGATGCCGCCGGGCTGCGCGCTGTTCAGGAAGAAGTTCCTTGACCATTCGGCCGAGTACTTTGCCGCGTCGATATCCACGAGTATTGCCTGGACAGCACTCAGGCCCCTGTAGTAATCAGTGGGGTGCGGATACCTGAGCTGGATAACCTCGTCTGTACTGAGCGGAACCTGCTCACCATTCGGCCCGGTATACACCCAGCCAACGAGGAACTTGTCCTTGTCCGGAATCGGCTCCATCCGGTCCGGCCGCACAGGCCACATCTCGGTCGGGATGCTCTTACCAGTCGGACCTCTGCTGAGTACCCAGTACCATTCGCCGACCAGCTCCATATGCTGCCAGCCGATCTCACGAAACTCGGGGCCTGTCATGAACAAGTTGGGCCGGTTCCACAGCCGCAGTGCCTGGTGCTGAAGAACCTCGGTGCGCTGGTCGCTGCCCCGGTCAGTAGAGGCATACCTTACGCGCGCATCGGTGATCTTCTTGTACATCGACCAGCCGCCATAGCTCTGCGAGCCAGTACTTAGCAGCTGGATAATCGCGAACAGGGTACCTTGTGTCCCCATCGCGTTCATCATTGTGAAGCGGTCTGCTGTACCTGTTCCGTACAGACTGCCCTGGCCGCTGCCTCCCCATCGGCTGGGGAAGGGAATGGGGTGCCCCTGGGCCAGTATCTTGGCAGCCTTACCGAACAGGGACTTAGGCATGTCGGCTTACACCCCGTTCTTCAGAGCGATGGCCAGCAGCAGTGCCCACAGAAGAATGAGCCGCACGGCTACTCACTGACCTTCCACTCGAAGACCAGGAGAAGGACGCCAGTCACGAGCAGGCCACTGAATACCGAATGGTAAAAGGCTGCGGCCGAAACACATCCCAGACCCAGCAGGCTATAGACATGGTCCCTGATATGGCTGGCTAGCGGCGCAGCGCGGCGTCGCAGCCGCGTCCTGATGTTAGGGGTCCACTTCGGCTTCCTCGGGCTGCCGTTGCTGCCATATGCCTGGAATTGCCGTGTCTCCGGGGCAGTCATTACTCTTTGTCCTCCAGTGCCTGGATTACGAAGCAGTCTTTTGCCTCACGGAGTTTCCTCAGTCCAGCGTTCAGCTCCGGCCCATCGTCAAGTATCTCTGTCATTTCGGTAGCCAGGTCATGAACCGCCTCTGCAACTTCAGCAGCAACCCCATCAAGCCTTGGGTTCGGCTCAAGCCAGTGCATCAGATGCTCGGTGCTGGGGTTCGTCGTCATACCTGAAAGCTCCTGAAGATAGGCCGGATGCCAAAGTCCCGGTGCGCCGCAACATAGCGCATCGCGTCACAGCCGTGGTCATCCTCCTTGACTGGCCCTTCCTTCGAGCGGTTGGACCAGACGTACGCCGGTATCTCCTCGGCGGTACAGGTCGGCTTACTTGCCTCGGCCAGCTCCTCATCTCGCTCGTGAAGCGCATTCCTGATGATGAACAGCCGAGGCAAACCGTCTCCAGCCGGACGCAACCGCGTCTGTACGGCCTCTATCCCCTCGAGAACGGACTTGTGCGCTGCCTCAGTAGAATGCCCCAGCTCTTTCTCTAGGGTTGCTCGGCCTTCCGCGTCGTGGTCGGCTACTATGGAGCGCGGTCGCGGGGTTATCCAGCTGCCTCTTTCGTTCATCACCAGCGAGCGGATCGTCTGCGCGTGCTGATCGACCGTCCGCTTGGTGTGGTAGATCTCCCGGTACAGGTACAGCCGCCCATCTGGATCCTCGGCCCACATCTGGCACACGAATGGGTTGGTGTATCCGAAATCAATAGACCAGAACCTAGGCCAGTTCATCGGAATGCCGCTGCGGTCTATATGGGCGCCAGCATTGTGCGGCACCTCATTCAGCAAATGGACGTTCGACCAGTCCTCATAGATAACACCCTCGGCCGCCACCCATCGCCCAAGCCGGAGCCGCTGAAATCGCACGCCAGTAAGGCTGTTTAGCTTGGCGATATAATCAATTCCCTGCTCTGTGATCGTGCCTTTGTGATCGAACAGAACAGGATTGTCCTCGTGCCGACTCTCCAGCATTGTCGTGATGCCCTTGTCACACCGGGACTTCAGCCAATGCTCAGGATGCTGCGGGTTACAATCGCCAATTAGCTGCTGGAACGTAATCGTCCAGTTCCGCAGCCGCGTCGTAAGTGCTTCCCAGTCGTTTTCAGTTAGCTCCGTAGCCTCTTGAATATAGATGACGTCATACTCGGCGGACATGATCTTGCTGACCTTGTCCAGCCCGCCAATCGCAACAACCGATCCATTCTTGTACTGGTAACTTGCTGGCTCCTGTGCACTGCCGCCATAGTAGGTGACGTCGCCGCACTCAATCGCTTCTTTCGCGACAAAACGACGCCATGTAACCAAGGCTGTAGAGCTCAAGGTAACGGCTGCCTTGCGCGCAATGAGTCCGCGCGCACCTGGATTCAGTAGCATCATGATATGCAACTTTTCCAGGCACGCGCGGCTCTTCCCGGTGCCTGCCGGACCCGAAAGCAGCACCTCGGGATCTCTACATTTGAACACATCAGCACACGCACCTCGCGGAGAGAAGAGGTGCGTCAGCGGAGCGTGTGTCTGCGTCGTCATTGCATCACCGCTGGGTCAGCGGTGTCGATGACATAGTGAACAGTCTGGCCTGTCTTTGCTGGCGCCTGAGCACGCTGCGGGTATGCCCCAAGCTCCTCAGCAGTCTGCTTGAACAAGTCGAGATAAACCTTCAGCATATCGCGGTGACTCCGAGACCAACTTACGCCTGTCTCGCGCAATTCAGCCAGGAAATCGCGTATATCCTCGACCTGTGCCTGGTACTCTGCAAGCCTATTCTGCTTCTTTGTGATCCACAATCCGGCCGTTTCAATAGCCAGTTTACCCGCCAGCGCAGCCCTTACCTCGGCTATCTCGGTGACGTGTTCTTCGCGAAACCGCTGGATGTCCTCGGTCTTGACACCTTCGCGCAGCGCTATCTCTCTGGCGCTCAGCTCGTTCATCGCGAGGTCGCTAATGAGCGCCAGCCGGTCCTTGCCCCTGTATATATCCGCTAGAGCGCGAGTGGGACCGGGCCGACGGCTAGACGTAGCACGCGGCGGCACGGTCCCTAAGATAGCGTAGAACTTGCGAGTTAGCTAATCGCCTGGTTAGGCGGGTGGCGGGTGGCGGGTGGCGGGTGGCGGGTGGCGGCGTCTAGGTGGTCGGGGCCGGAGGCGGCGGAACCAGCGCGTTAACGCTGCCTACCGCCGAGTCGAGAGCTGACTGAATATCCTTCGCGTTGCTTACCAGGTTGTCGAGCGCGCTCAGGTCCGGCGGCTGACCGGCCGCCAGCGCGGCCTGAATAGCGGTGACATCGGTCACGAGGACACCGCTTTGGCTCTTCACATCGTTCAGCACGCCAGTGATGGCATCGACGTCTTCTTGTAGTGACATCGTGATTGCCTCCAGTTTCGCGTCTAGTGCGGCGATAGCAGCCAGGATCCTAGTGGTCCCGTATAGATCATCAAAGTCCAGCGCCATGGATGGTGGGCTCCTGCCTGCTTTGTCCTTTTGCGGATACTATACCGGACCGGTCACAGGTAAAGAAAGACCACCCTCTTCGTCGGGCATTCACAGACGCTACATATGCAGCGTGCTCGTTGCTTGTCCCAGCAGGCCGTGCAAAGACACCAGCAGTAGGTTTGGTTTGGTGTTTCGGTCGTCCGCAGACACAGGCTGTCATGGGTGTTGACGGGCCGTCTTGAACGAGGAGGAAAGGGAGAGCCGACAATCTTAGGATTGGGCGGGGGAGAAAAGACTGCACGTTGCAAGGGATCATGCCTCCAGGACAACAACCGCGAGAAGATGCTTACAGGTCGGTAGGCTGGGGCGATGTTCTGCTGCCGGACATGTACAGCGTGTCGGGGTTGTTAGGTAGACGATGTTAGGGGTGGCTGGGTTCTCGCTCCTTGTAGAGTATACGTGAGGGGCGGAGCCGGAGCGCTGAGTTGCACCAGTAGCCAGTAGCCGTGCAGCCGCGCGTGCAGAAACTGGGCAGGTCGTCGTGGTATTGAGGATCCGGATTGCAGCGTCAATCTGGCGCTGGCATTCAGGACCATAGAGACGGGCGCGGGCGGAGGCGGAGGCGTCGGCGGGTTCAGGCCGGAGCGGACGACCACATTTTATACACGCACTACTCATTGCTCGGCCTTTGCTTCTGGAGGTCGGTGGGGGATGGGAGATGGAATATCAGGGCCATGTAGATCAACGCAATGGGACGCGGCTGAACCGCGCCAGTTAGCCAGGAACCTACAGTGCGCAAGGAAACACCCATCTCACTCGCGAGAGATTGTGGAGTGTAACTGTGCTTGCGCATCAGTCGCCAGAGTTTGTCGGTATCTAGAACCGGATCGTAGTCTGCCATGAACTGATTATACCCTATGGCGCCATGGCCATTAGGGATAGTGCCAAAATGCCCCTTAAAATGAGATCACCCCACTTTGATCGCAGATGCGGGACATTTGCACATGCACAGACAGTGCTGTCGCCGCCACCGAGATGGCCACCGGCTGAGGCTGACACCGCGCCGCATGTAAACGGATGCGCCAGCAGTCTGCTAGACTGCCTGGCCATCCAGATCGCACGGCACTGGCGCCCACCCCGCCACTCACGAGTGGCACGGTGGGGTGGGCACGGGCGCTGGGCCAACTGTTACTGTAGGTAACAGTTCCTGGCAGTTCCTGCCTGGTTACTGTAGGTAAACAGGCACCTGTTACTGTAGGTAACACCATTACGTACAGTTACCTTCTGCCGGTAACTGTAGGTAGTGGCGCGCCAGCACACTAAGGCGGGTGCAACCCACGAATGGCAAGGGTGTATCCGCGCCAGTTTATGGTCGGATGCACGCCAGTTTCTGGTCCGAAACTACGTCCGAATGACTACGTGCAGTTAACAGTTTTGGTCTCGTGTACAGGTTACGGTGCGTAACCGACTACAGTTCGTTTGAATTAACCAGTTTACCAGGCGAAATGTGCAGGAAAACACGCCCAAAACTGGCGGAAAAACACTACCTACAGTAGCCATTTACTGTAGGTAAGAAAATGTATGGATGACTACGGTGAGTAGGCGCGGGACTTAGGGTTCCGTTCCCCTTATCTGACGTATCAAGCTACTCTAACCTATCCATAGTGGTTACAGGATTCTGCACCCTATTCCTACAGTAGGTTAGGGTAGCGTATACAGTAGGTTAGAGGAACTTAGGGTAGCTAGATAAGGGGAACGGGACGAACAGTCACTCCGGTATACTTTGAGTAGCCTAATCAACTTAGGGTAGCCAGTGCACTTCCCCTGATTACTACGAAGCGATAGGACCATTCCATCGCCAAAGCATCACCGCACACGCCCTAACTGTGTCGCGAGGTAGGGACCGCGGATCAACCCCGACAGCCTTAAACACATCCGCCAGAATCCCGCGTTCAATAAGGACGAGCGCCGACACCCATTCGCAATCTCGTGCGGTCCTCAGGTCACTGAACGCGATGACAGACGGATGGCCAGACATCGGCTCGCCACATGCCAGGCACGCCGATTCACTTGTCAACGCGAATCGTCCAGTTCCACGACTCAAGCCCGCCAGCACCTCGGCGCTTGCCAGCACGCACGGACCGGATGCCCAACGCTGCCTTCGCCTTGCCGACCGTACGCTTGTCAGTAGAGCAACCAGCCAGGCGAAGTTCTTCGAGTACCGCTGCCGCAGGCCAGGTGTCCTTCTCCGCGAACAGCTCCTCGAGCAAAATCTGGACCTCTTCCTGTGCTACGGGCCGAGGTCCCGGTCGCCCACCGCCGGCCTCCGCCGACGCCTTGTGCACGCTCAGCCCACACCAGCCGAGCCAGTCAATCCGAGGCACCATGCCATCAGCATCGTCTGCCTCGATGTCCGAATCTACAACAAGATATGCGAGCGAGCCTTCTTCGACCTTCCTGATATTCGAGTCAACGACGCCAAGGATGCACGCCGATGGGTTATCAAAGCCCGAGGAAGGACGGAGCGCAGCCAAGTGTACTCGCGCGATGTTCTGGTATGCAGTCGACCCAGCACCCCTGCGCCGAATGTCGGCCGAGGTGTCTTTGTTCAAGTGTCGGATGAGCCAGATAGCGCAGCCGGTTTCTTGTGCTATACGAACCAGCGGCCGCAGCGCACGCCTAACCGATGCATCATTGTGTGTCTGGATATCCTCGGCTAGGAAGTCGTTCACAGGATCAAAGATTGCCAATCCGGCATCACACGACAGAATCGCCTCAGAGAACTTATCAGCCGAGTTAGGCAGTACCCATTCAGCGGGAACCTTGCCGCGACTGTTCTTCCTTACCTGCCTGCAGAACACCTGCGACGAATCAGCCCCAGCAGCGTCAAGACGAGGTCCGGTCTCTGTATGAATCGAGGCCTCGGCCGACAGAATCAAGGTGCGCGTAACCCCGGCTGCTGCTGTTTCTTCAGGCAGCGCTGACCCCTTAGA